AATGTAGAGATTCATCTCTTACACTCCATTTCATTTGTTGTCCAATACCTTTTAACTTGTTTCTCATTTGGAATGAGTAGAGTACCGCAAATGAAGAATATAGTGATACTCCTTCAGCGAATGCTGGGAAAATTGCCAAACTTCTACCAACTTCTTGTCTTGCCTTTTCATTTGTTGCCAAATCTTCATGTGTCCAATTGTTAGTAGTAGCGGTAAGGAGTTCAAACTTCTCAGCAACTGCAGGTTCGTGCAGAAACGCTGAGAAGTCATCTAATCCTAATGTTTCATTTAAGTATGAATATGCAGTAGCATGAATTGTTTCTTGTGAACCAAACATCATTGCCATCTGTCTTATCTCGTGTTTAGGAAACCAATCAGTAACCATATTAGTCCAATAATCAGAAACTGCACATTCAGTTTGAGCAAATCCTAAAAGAATATTACCAACTAAATTTTTCTCTTCTTTAGTTAAATGTTCGTTCCAATCCTTTACATCACCCTGCATAGGGATTTCAGTATGTAACCAAAACGCTTGTGCTTGTTTTAACCATCCTTCTGTATAGTATTCTGGATATTCAAATGGTTTAAACGGAATTCTTTCTGTGAATAATTTGCTCATAATATATAACCTTTATTTATTTTCTTCTACTGATGCTTTTCTGTAATCGGTTATTAACTTCTTAACTTCACCAATTGCTTTTCTTGCTCTTGATTTAGCTGCTTTAGTTGTACCATTGTGATTTTCTTCAAATTGAGAAAATAACTCTTGGATTTGTTCAAAAATTTCTTGTGATTTTGCCATAGATATTCTTTTTATAATTTAAAATTAAAACTCCAAATTTGGAGTTGGGTGATTATAACTATTGTATATATTAGAAAAAAATTTCATTACAAAGTTAATTTTTTTACTTTTTTGTTTTTTGATATTTTGTACAAATTTTGATAGTTACCCAAAGTTTTCAACATATTTTTTGTGAAGTAACTGTTTCTCCATTTGTTCCCCATTTGCAGATTCCTTTTGTGTAATGATTCCATCTGAAGAATTACCATCATAAACCTCAATGAATCCAGTATTAGTATCCATCTTAGATGGGAAGGTAATCCCATCAGGTCCGAATCGGTTTTTCATAATATGGAATCGTGCAGTATTGTTCAATTTATCTTTACTTTTTCTACTGATACTCATAATGAAATCAGCGTTCATTACCTTAGCGTAGGAATCTGCTACCTTATCCGCTTCAATAACTTCAGAATCTATTGCTGAACGATTGGTTTGGGATGCTGTCCAAATCGGAATACCCAATTCACCACTAATACCTCTCAACTCAATGTAAACTCCACCTTGCTCTCCATAAGTTGAATCAGATTTATTAGTGTGAGATAATAACAAATCAGCATAATCAATAATTATCAAATCAGGTTTATTTCCCGCTGCTGTCATTTTCTCAATATGGGATTCTATTTTTTTAGCTGATACACCTTTTGGTGGAAAATACTTAATAAGAAGTTTACCACTTAATCTATTGATTTTCTCCAATACTTCTTCTTTCTTATCTTTTACATCTACTGATGGGATTTGAGTAAATACCGTATCGTATCTCTGTCCCACATAATGTTCTGATAATTCCAAAGAGTAATGTACTACATTCAAACCTTTCTTTACAGCTGCTGCTCCTAAAGCACATAGTACCCAAGTCTTTCCAACACCAGAAGGTGCTACTGCTACTCCCAATTCGCCAGGTCCCAAGCCACCATCCATCAATTCATTAATACAATCCCATCCAGTTGGAACTGTATTTCTATTAACCTCTTCGGTTCTTTCTTCAAAGTCCAAAAGGTAATCGTGTCCCAAATCGGAATCCACCCCTACCTTCATTGCCTTATCTACTAAATCTTTGATTCTATCGTAGTTTCCAGCTTTGAGTAAATCTACTGATTGAACGATTGCATTCTTTAGGTTTTGATTAATACAAAAGTTAGAAAACTCTTTCTTCACATAATCTAAATCAGAATCACCAACTTGAGTGAATACTGATTTTAGTTGCTCCACTACACTTTTCTGAAATCCTTTATCATCCAACTTTGAAACCTCAACCTTAAAAACATCAAGAGTTGGAGATTTCTTAAACTCATCGTAATAAGAAATAATCTCTTCAGCTATCCATTTGTTAGATTCTGCTTCAAAGAATTTTGGATGTATAATTTCACTAAGAGTATCCAATAAACGAACATCAGCAATCAAAGATGATAACACCTTTGTTTGAAAAGATTGTCCGTATTTGGAAAGAGTATCTATATTTTGCATTTACCTGTAACCTAATTTGATTTCACAAATATACGAAAAATTTGTGAACATTCAAAACTATTTTATAATAATATTTTGAAAGGTTGAATGTAACCAATCATTGATATCCCGCCAATTCTGAAGGATTTTGTATTTCTGCCCAACTCTCAAAAAGTCTAACTTCTTAAACTCAACATCATCTTCGTTGTATCTATCTAAGATTTTTAACTTTTGGTTTGTTGGTATATGAGGCTCGTGCAACTCCATCAACCTCTTATTCATAAGAAGTTGGTCTTTTGCTTTTAAGATATCATCATATAATTTGATTTTACCTTGCTTCTCCTCACACATTTGAAAGAATTCCTCATGTGTTATCTTTCTATCCTCAGAAAGTTCAGGAAACCTCTTTAAAAGAGTTTTAATACCACATCCTCTGATGCCGGGTATGTTATCAGATTTATCACCATCCAATGTTCTATATAATAGAAGGTTTTCAGGCCATATACCAAATTCATCAAATACAACTTGTCTATTGTACATTTTCTTTTTAGTAGGTGAGAATACCTTTACCTTTTCAGAAACCAATTGTAGGAAATCTTTATCAGTTGAAACAATTACTACTTCACCATCCTCATTTTCTTGTGTGTGTTTAGTTAGGTAAGCGATTGTATCATCTGCCTCAATCCCATCATAAATCATAGTTTGAAGTGGTAGATAATCTAAGATATCATTCAACCATACGAATTGTTGCTTCATAGATAATCGTTCCTCTTCTTCAGTCATCATCTCACCATATTGGCGATTAACTCTGAATCGGTTCTTTTCTCTACCAGCTTTGTATCCTTCGTGGATTCGTTTTCTACTCTGAGAACCATTCTGTCCATCAAAAGTTACAATACAACGAGTTGGATTGAATTCTCTGATTTGATATCCAATTGATTTGAGTGAACCAATAACTCCACCCGTATGGTCACCATCCTCATTCATTGTGGGGTTGGTTGTCCAACTACGGATGAAGGTATTTAGCCCATCAATAATTAGAACTCTACTATTCCTTTCACGAAGGTGATTCGTTTTGTGTTCCTCATTTACTTCGTTGAGGATATTTTTGTAGAGTTTCTTCATCATGCAGTTGTTGTAGTGGTGTAAGTATTTGTGTTACCGAAATACTTTTCAATAGTTTCCAATCTATCGTTTGCATCTACCAACATTTGTAATGCTGATTCTGCGTTCTCATAGAAATCACCAGTTGAATGGTCACCAATCCCAGCGGGATGTTTCTCCAACAACTCCAATGTAAGGAGTGCCTTTGCTTTATCCGCTTCTGCGGATGCTTTTAACATATCTCTTAATTTACTCATAACTTATTTTTATTTATTCTACTACCTCAGCTCCTTCAGTATCTAATTCATGTGCTTCTATATCCTTAGAATCTGATTTGTATTGTAAGATTGTAGATTCACAAATCTTTTTATAAATCTGCTCTCTTATATCATCTCTTTCATCCATTAAATCAATGAAATCTTTAGATTGGAATTTTAGTTCCTCCCCAGTCTCAGTATCCACATAAGTGTACCAAGCTCCAGCTTGCTTTAACAATTTATTTTCCTTCATTACACCTAACCAAGAACCATAATTGTCAATTCCTCTATCAAAGAATATTTCAAAATCAGCTGCTCGAAGTGGTGGTCCCATTCGGTTTTTGATAACTTGACAACGAACTTTCATTCCTATCACTTTATCTTTAGCGTTCACCTTTTGTTTGATTTGTCCCATATTCTTCAAACGAAGTCTAACTGATGCATGGAATGCAAGAGCTTTACCTCCAGAAGTAGTCCACGGGTCACCAAACATTGCGTTCATCTTCTGACGAAGTTGGTTAGTGAAAACTAAAGTTACTTTTTGCCTACCAATCATATTGGTAATCTTTCTCATCGCCTTTGAGATAATAATAGCTTTATCAGTAGCGTATCCATCTTTGTTGTAATCAGCTGCCAACTCATTCTTAGTTGAAGCTGCTGCAACTGAATCCACTACGATTGTTACTAACTTATCCTTTTGTGTGGTTCTTACCTTCTCAATAATAGTTTCGGTAAATTCAAAGATTTGTTCAACTGAATCAGCTGATACATAAAGGAGTTTTGAAACATCAACTCCAATTGCTTCTAAGAATTCCCTACTTACCGCAGTTTCAGTATCAATTAGAACCGCAACACCACCTTGCTTTTGTGTTTCAGCAAGGAGGTGTGCAGATAGTAGTGATTTACCACTTTGTTCTAAACCTGTTACTTCAGTAATTCTACCAACAGGAAGTCCACCATAAGGGCGATTAGAAATGGCAACATCCAACATAGCTGCGCCGGTTGAAATCCAACCTTCTACATTCGTAGGAGCATCATCCTGCCCTAAGAAGAAAGCAACTTTCTGGTCTTTGTTTGTTTTGTTCAGCTCGGAAGCTAGTTCCGCCGCTAAATCCATTTCTTTTTTCGCCATTTAATTTAGATTATCCGTTAAACAAGTCATCAAATGCTGATGCAACATCATCCATTTTCTTTTTCTCTTCAGTAGTTACCTCATTTGAAGGTGCTGCAGCTGGTGCTGAAGTAGCTTCAGTTTGAGGTGCCGATGGAGTTGATAGAGTTTGTTCTGTTACACTCTCTTCACCTTCTTCAGCCGTTGGATTTAACCAACCTTCCAATACTGATTTCAGTTCATCGTAAGATAACTCTGAGTAGATATCAGTAATGTTAGTCTGAGATTCCATAAAGTTTTGGATTTGTGTATCTTCAGATGCTAATGGAGTTACATTAGGTTTAACACGGATAGTAGTTACAGGATAAGAAGTTCCTGCATCTTCTGCTGATGTGTACTCAATAGTAATATCTCTACCATTTGTAGGGTCAGTAATATCACCATAGTCTGGGTCAGCGATGTAACCTAGGATTTCTTGGTAAACGGTCTTTCCGAATCCCCAAAACTTAATTCCTTCACCTTCTTCACCTCTAACAAGAACAGGAACGAAAGTACGGAGTTTTGGCTCCATTTTCTTTGCTGCTTTCCAATCCTCTTTATCACCCATACGCTTCAATTTCTCAGCGAATTCTACGATAGGGTCAGGACGCCCAAACGAAGATGGAGATAAATAAGTTTTGTTGTTGATGTTGTAGTGAAAGAATAGTTCAATGAAAGGATTCTCTGGTGAGAATTTGTAAGGAACGATTCTGACTTGATGTTTACCCGGAGTGGGTTTCCAAAGATTAGATGTTCTGTTGGAAGTGTTTTGTAGTTTGTTCAGTCTACCTCTGATTGCGCTTAAATCTAGTGCCATAATTGTTTAAATTTTAATTGTTTAATTGTTTTAATGGTTTTATT